TAGACTCTGGGTGTGCAAAGTCAACGGTAAATAAATATTTACCTTCGTGCCATTTTTTATCTTTACCTATATATTTTCCGTGTTGATCACTTAAAATATCCCAACAATTAACAGCAGGATAATAACTAAAAGAATTCCAAAGCTCCAGTTCATCAAGTCTTTTAATGGGAACAGTTGAGGGTTCATAATCACGTTGAATAAAAGCCGTAATTGGGAGACGATAATAGACTGCACCGTTTTCCATAATAGCATGCCATAAGATAGCGCGACCTGTAATACAGCTAAGACCAAAGACAATACAGTCTTCAACTTCTCCATGATGTTTTTTACAATCATATAAATATTCTCTCCTTATTTGAGCATAGATTGGTGGTATGTTTGCATTTAAGTAAGCCATAATTTAACCTCATTTTATTGTACCCCAATTAGGCCCAGATTCATAGTCTACCTTATTGGGAACTTCTAAATCTACTGCTGATTCCATTATCTCTTTTATCTTATCAGCATTGTTGTCTACAGATATATCAAGCTCATCATGCACTTGTATATGTGGTGTAATACCCTCCTTATGTAGTTCTATCATTGCTTTTTTTGTCATGTCTGCTGCTGAACCTTGTATTAATCTATTCAAAGCTTTGTAAGTAAAAGCTCTTCTAATCCCTGGTCCATGTTCCGAGAGTGCTGCATCGTGTGTCAAGGGTTTATGTATACCAAACTGGTTTGGTTCCCATAGATGAAATCTACATAGTCTACCTAACAAAGTTCTTATCTTACCTCTACCCTGTGCACGTTGCATAACATTGTCCATTAATTGTTTTACGAATGGTACACGTGAGTGATACTGTTTAAATAAACTCTCCGCTTTCTCTTTACTAACCCCAAGTTCTGCCTGTAATTTATTTTTACCCATACCATAAAATAATCCAAGGTTTATAGTCTTAGCTTGTTCTCTTGGTATCTCTGCCATTTCAGCAACAATCTGGTGAAAGTCCACATCAGTATCTTGATATGCATCCAATACGTCGCCTACTCCATAGAGATTCTGTAATGCTGCGTAGTGCACAACAAGTCTTGGTTCTTGTTGTGAGTAATCAAATACACCCCATTTACAACCTTGTTCTGGTATAAATAAAGATCTAATCAGTGGTCCAAGTTCCTTGTTACGTGCTGGTATTTGCTGTAGGTTTGGGTTATTGTAACTGAATCTACCTGTTACTGTACCACCCTGATCGGATCTAAGCTGATTTATCTCAGCATGTATTCTTCCTTTATGTTCATGTTTTAATATGGTATCAATGAACGTAGTATGAGCTTTGTTTATTTCACGAGCTCTAGCAATATGTTTAACTATTGGATGAGGATGATTCTTTAAAAAGTTTTTAGTAAATGATGGAGAGTTTGTTTTTTCAGTTCGGTCAAAAGGTAGGTTTAATTTTTCAAAAACTTTCGCAATCGATCGAGCAGCCCATATTTGGATATCTATTGATGTTTCTTTTTTTACTTTTTGTAAGCATTCTTTTTCTTCTGCTAATAGTTTCTGTTTTAATTGATTCGCTGCTTCAACATCTACTCGAACTCCTAAGAAACGCATATCGACGAGGCAAGGAAAAAGTTCAGTCTCTAAATCAAAAATAGATTCTATATCTTGGTGCTGTATCTCTTGTTTCATTTGTTGCCATAATTCAAGAGTCATCTCTGCATCTCTCTCAGCATACTCACCCACATATATAGCAGGTAATTTATACATCTCTGACTTAGCATCTACACCCCAAATAGCTGCTGTTTCGTTCAATATAGCCTCGTTTTTGCCTCTTCCGAGGTAATCCCTACCCATGGAGCCTAAATCGTAACGAAAGCGATTCTCGTCCACGAGAGAGCCAGCAATCATAGTATCTACGATGGTTCCATTAATTTTAAGGCCTGCAGCACGTATAAAACATACGTCATACATAGCGTTGTGAAATATCTTTGTAGAGGGGTAGTTTAGAATAGTTCTAAAGTAATCCATAACTTTTTTCTTATCTAAATTACCACCACCTTCGTGTGCTATTGGATAGTATCCAGACCAATCTTTTACAGCTAAAGCTATACCAACTATTTTAGATCTACCTGTAATAGAACCAGATCCCATTGTTTTAAGATCAGGGTCTTTTGTTTCTAAGTCTATTGATATCTCATCATACTTAGATAAGTCAGGAAAAGATTCTGGTGGCACCCATTCTGTTTGTGGTTTAAATATTGGTTTTAGTATCATCTTTATCAACCTTTTCTATGTTGGTTAGTTTTTCAATATCTTCATAAGGAACCATTGTTATTTTATCTTGTCTACCATCTCGTTGATAAACTTGATAAATACCTTTTCCTTTTTCATAACCTTTCTCCTTTAATTTATTTACTACATGATTTAATAACTCTTGTCTATCAACTATCAACCAATACTTGTTTCTTTCAAAAACAATATAATTAGCTTTGCCTTTTACCCAACCAGGTTCACCTCTAACATTTGTTCCTTCAACCCACGCAATATCATCCTGAAAATTATTGTCCCATCGATTTTTCTTTTTCATTCCTTTGACATCAAATTTATAAGTTTTGTTTTTAAACACTCCTTTGACATCCCAATGCTCTTTCATGTTTTCATAATCATTTGCCCATATTGGATCAATTAAATTTTTTGCAAATTTTTCTTCTGATATCTTTGCTTGTTTTCTATATTCTTCCCAACTCATGAGTAGTCCCTCTCTAATATCATCTTTAAATAATGTATTGCTTTTTCAATATCTTGTTGCCCTCCTTTTACAGAGTGCCTGCAAATATATTTTATAGCGTTGCCTTCTGCGAATAAAAGTTTATTTTCGTTAATAAACTCTGCTGGCTGTATGCGAAAATTTTTATAATGTTTGCCACCTACCTGCTCTTCTAATGAAGAGTATGTTGTTCCTTTGAACATATCTTTGTTTGTCATATACTGTATCCTTTGTATTCTTGTTTTGGTGATATGATATGTAGATGTTCCTTGGTCCTTGTTGCACCAACGTAGAACAATCTATTCTCATCATCTGGGTTTTTTTCGTATGCCTTCATTGTGTTTTCACTGAGATCAGTTAATAATACAACGTTCTGTGATTCACCACCCTTTGCACCATGTATGGTTGACAAAGTTATTCGTGGATCTTCGTTCAGTTTTTCTCCATTCTTTCTCATCTTTCTTAGATAGCTTACATCTCGACTTGGTGCATCATCAAATGCCTCAAACCAAGGTTTATCTGTTTTCAAACCATAAGATTGTTTAAGTGTATCTATATCGTAAGAAGAATCCTTCAACATACCTTTTAGTTTTTTCTTATCTGTATTATCTTTCATGTATCCGTAAATTCTTTCTATTTGTTTGTATGCTATAGGTTGACCTTTACGTAAGTTCTCCCAGTCTTGTGCAGCATAGTGTAATTCTTGTTCTTTAGTTTTCTTAAATTTATTTCTATAATACAAACCGTTTCTATATAATGTTTCTTCTAATTCGTTTAACATGTATTTAGTTCTAGCCATAACTAACCATTCACCTGAAGACATATCTAATTGTTCAAAGTCATCATACCTAGACAAAGCTCCTTGATGTGTTTTTGGTTTCCAAGTTTTATCTATTCTGTTTCTAACTTTGTTTATTATATTCATAGCAACGTTATGCACAGCTGCTGGTATTCTGTGTGATTGTGTAAGTGGCACCATCAAACCTTTCTGTGCAATAAAAGAATCTACATCTGCACCTGCCCACCTAAATATTGCCTGATCATCATCACCTGCAATAAAAGAATCTGTTGTTTTATTCCAAATACTTTTTGCCATATCCCACTGCATTAACGATAGATCTTGTGCTTCATCTATAAATACTACATCAAACTTCGGTGACTTATCTGATTTGATAAAATGTAATATCATGTCGTTAAAATCTATTAGATTGTATTCTTTTTTGTATCGTTCTATTTCGTTTGCAATGATAGTTAGTTTATCTCTTTCAAGATCACTATTATGTTCTGCTAAATCAAACTGTTGTTCTGGTGTAATATTTCGTAACTTTGCGAGATTAATTATTCGTAAGTATTCACTGTCAGATGTAAAGATACCATTATGATCGTCTTCAAACTTTGCGTAGTTTACAGGAAAACCTAGTTTATTTCCAAGATCAACATAATGCCTGCGCTGCATTACGTCTTCTTTTTTTACACCAAGTTTTCTAAATGCTAGTGAGTGTAATGTTCTAAAGTATGGTAAGTCGTCTTCTGTAAGATTAAATTTTTTTATAGCTCTGTCTCTTGCTTCGTACGCAGCTTTCTGTGTAAAAGCAAAGTAACCAACTTTATCAGGATCTGTTTGTTTTAAATAGTCATCTACTTTGTTTAACAATGTAGTTGTCTTTCCTGTGCCTGGTGGTCCTAACACTATTGTTTTCATTAATATGGATCCTCTTCTTTTAACTTCTTTTGTTTATATTCATCTGTCTTTTTGTCAAACTCCTTAACAACAAAAACTGATAATCTATCTTTTCCTATTCTTCTATTTTCACAACTACATTTTTCTTTTAACAACTGTGCTGTTCTAGAATAACCAAGATCCCATCTTCTACGCATTAAAAACTGATGATAAAATCTATCAAATACAAAATGGTGATAACCCTCGGATGTCCATACACCACCTTTTTTTAAATCATTTTTATCTGTTGATACTTGTCTGTTTAAACAAAATTCTTCTAAGTGATTTTGTAATTGATCTTCCGTTCGTAATCCTTCCGCAGGTTCCGTAACCTCTGCGCTATTTAATAATAAATTTGTTATAGTAACCCAATCTTTTTCTTTTAGTGTTGGTGGTCTGTTTCTTAA